AACTCCCCATCAGCGTCCCCCCAAAAGCCAAGGTACAGGTTACCGCCTCTCGCCCTTACTATGTCCACCACCCCTGTGTCCCAGTTCACATCGGTGAACGTGGTACCTGCGAATACCACCACCTCTGTACTGAGAGAATCATCCAGAGTGTCTAGATTGCGGTAAAGGACATCATCACCAGCTACCTCAGTGTACGCTATGTGGATGAGCGTACCTGCATTGCCTGGCGTCCACCTGTCATACCAGATGCTAGCCTTGATGAGTGTGGCCACCTTGATGCTGACTGAGGCAGCCCAGGTTGCCCCTCCATCAGATGTCTTCTGGTATACGAGGTCACTAGAGCCGTCCTGATAGAAGATATAGGCAGTGTTAACATCTATCCAGACAGGACCTGCTCGCACAGCCTCCTGGTGTAGAGTTGAACTGACTGAGGTGCCAACGGTAATGTCAGCCATCGGTCACTAGATACCGGCTTCTCGAACCTTTTTCAACAGATACACTAACTCCTTAGTCAGGAGGTCGATCTGCTGTTGTAGGCGTGAGCCCTCATTAGGGTCAGCCTCTAGGTCCTGAGCCGCTCGCAGCTTGGTCTTTAGTGTCACCTCACGGTTAGCCATAATGCTCCTCTACTTCTTGTGTCGTTTAGACCTACGCTTAGGATGAGGGTTGCCCTCAGAGTGGTACTCTCCAATGACCTCTCTGGTAGTGCGAGGCCTCATGCCGTGCTCCACACCTTGCAAGAGCCTTATCTGAGCAGCGGCTTTTGCAGGAGTAGTAGCCTTGGCGTGGACGCCACTAGGACCAGTCACTCTGACCTTACCCTTACCAACACTGGTCTTCGTGTAGGGCATGGAGGCCTCCTAGTCGGGATGAATAGGTGTAGGCTTCTCTTCGTCGGCGGTGTCTTCCGAGGGTGGCCAGTCCTCCCCCTCCATGAAGTGTTCATAGAGAGGGAGGAACTCAACCTTCAACTGCCCCTGTTGGTCAAGCTCTCTGAACGCCAGTTTGATGACACCTCTGGCAGACTCACCTATCTCGATGTCCACAGGCACGTCAATCGTCTCATCCCAGATGTATCTATCACCCTCGCGCTTCACCTTGAGACGTTTAAGTTCCTCCTCAGAGAAGCTGAGACGCTCCTGCTGTTCCCTGATTACCTTGAGAGTAATGTAATTGCTCTCACCAGGGAGGATATTCAGTAGAAGTAGGCGTTGCTTGACATTAAGAAGCATCTGTTTCCTCCTAGTTGAACCTCTGGTATGTCTGCAACCACCCCAGTGGAAGCTCTCCTTGATCGTTAAGCCTCCGGAACTCTGAGGTGATTATCTCCAAACCTTCAGTTCCTATGTTGATGACCTTTGGCTGGTTCTTGGCTACACCTGAGGTTTTCAGTTGCGTTTGCAGGTCCAGGATGACGGCCAGCGAAGTCGCGTTAGCAGCCTCAGGCAGAAGCGCCTGGAGACAGGTCCTCTCGGCAGGAGACAACTCTATCTCCCCACCTTGGAAACCAGGCTCAGAGCCACTCACTTGCAGGAAATTACCTGTTGCCAGGAACTCCTCCACTCGGCTCTCAGGCACCTCGTAGGTGTCACCCTCCGTGTCGTCCTCGAACCTGAACAGGATGTCACTACCCTCTTCCTCGGGAAGATAGGTCAATGCCAGACATTGTAGTTTTACCACATTCCTCCTCCTCTAGTTAGCGTAAAGCGCTATGTGGTACAAGGTTGCACCGATGTACACCTTCAACGTACCGTAGTCGGTTCCGCCTGTCTTGTCATCGGTTGTGGTCATGCCTGTGTTAGCACTGTCCAGGTTCAGGAAACAGTCCCAACCCTTGATGTTCACATCTCGGACACGCAGGAATGAGATGAGGCCACTGTAGGTGTAGGTGCTCGGGATAGCCAGGAACGACGAGAACGCCGATACGTCGCCTGTGATTGTACGAGTACCAGAGATACCGAAGTCAATGTTGGCCTCGAAGGCCACCACCTGAGCGGCAATGTCACCAGAGCCAGCCTTGAGAACAGGGTCTCCAAGGATAGCTCGCAGGTCATTGCCGCCCATGCTAGCCTGGAATCTAGGTGAGACCTCAAGTCCAGTGATACCACCAGAGCCATCAGCACTCTTGCTAGGCTTGATACTGACGCCTGTGTGATCGCCAGTTGCCTGGGTCACGTTGCGGCTGTTGATACGGACATTCTTTCCATCCTGTTGAGTGTCGATGTAGAAGTGGTCAGCCGCGACCGCCTTCAACGTCAAGGTACTGTCCAGGAGCTCTACCAGCGGTGCTCCACCAGCAGGAGCATCCGCAGGAAGTGTTTTGTTCTTTAACCACTGGTAAGGCATTGTTTCTCCTCCTCCACCGCCAATTACGTTGTAGGTTAGACTAGCTTCTCGACACCTTCCGTGAGCTCCTTGTCAACCGCTGGGATGCCCAGGGAGACGAGAGGCTCTAGGTCGGCTCTGTTGACAGGGACCACAGGGGTCGTCCCTGCGGAAGATACGGTGTTCAGCCTCACCTTGGTCACGGTCTGGCCACTGGCAGGCACAGGAATGTAGACCGGACGAGCGATCACAATGTCATCGTCCGACTCGTCTAGGATGGGGAACTGCCCAATGTGGTAGTAGTTTGAGCCACCGTCAATGGACGCCTGGACTGCCACAGAGACCACTACTGTGGTTCCTGTGCAGGTCCCCAACTGCATCCGCACCATGGCCCAGAAGCCGCCCTCGGTGTCCACCACTGAGCCCTTAGCACCAGTGCCCGCCATAGCGGTGGCACCAGTGATTAGGGCCAGGTTAACATCTTTTGCCATCTCTTATGCTCCTTCTTCTTGAGCTACCGCTTCTCGTTGTTCAGGCGTAACTACCACCACCTGGCTGTCATCGGCCAGGATGTCAGCACCCTCCCTGTCCTTCTCCAGCTTGTAGCCTTCTAGGACCCACCCGTAAACAGGGTGATACCAGTCCCAGTGCATACGCTTGGCCTCACCTAGAGTACGGGCTACAGGACGATGCTTAGTCCACGGCTCACCTTCAGCAGACGTTTGCTCCACGTCCCTGTATAGCTGGCCGTTCTTCTCGTAGACATCAGGCGGTAGCTCTGCCATCATTACCTCCTACGTGTTGGTGACGCCGTATAGCCTCGCAGCGGCACGGGGATGCTTTAGGACCATGCCAGTGTACCACTCAAGTCGCCCCAAGTGGTAGGGGCCGGCCTCTGTCTCTCCAAAGTCTTTGACTGACGGTAGAGACATAGCCTGAATACCGTGGAGATAGTCAGTCCCCATGCGGGTACAGTAGATGCTGGCGGTGTCACTGGTGGAGTCACCAGGGTCCTCATCGTAGAGGAAGAAGGACGTGCCATCATCCTCACGACGAACTATCCGAACAGGAGTGCCAGCATAGGCCACCTGCTGCTTACCAAAGGCGTCCTGGGTGAAGTTAATCATGCCAGAACCGCTGACAGCCCTGACTAGGACAGTCAACTTACGCCTCATGATCGGAGACATCCAGAGTACCTTATCTCCACCATCACCAAGGACAGCATCGAGGAGCTCGTCCAGCTTGGCAAGAGTAAGGGTGCCGCCACCAGCCGTCTGGAGTATCTTCTGGTTGCCGGTCAGTCGCTTGCGAAGGCCATCGAACTGGTAAGGGTCTACAGCGGTGTCCCCCTCGAAGAAGGCCTCCGAGAAGGTGATACCAGCTTGACGAGCCTTCATCCGGTACTTCTCAGCCTTGAGGTTAAGCAGGTTGGACATCACTTTGACCTCAAAGTTGTCCACCTTGATCTCGCCACCGAGAATGACCAGAGGCTCAAACAGGGGATTGATGACACCCGCATCAGGCGTGTAGGTTCCACCTACGCCACGCCATGACACAGTGCCCAGGCTAGCCTCGCGGTGATACCGGAGGGCAGGCCCAACGATTGTCTTCTGCGGCAGGTACTCCAGGACAGGAGAAGCCTCGACGATGATCTTCGCCACCGACCTCTCCAGAGCATCCTGGCTGTGCTTGGCCGCTTCGAGCATGGTTATGTCAGCCACGGTCTAACTTCCTTTCTTTGGTTTCTTTCCACTAAGAGCACCTTCTAGCAGGACACCACTATCGGTCTTAATCAGGTCAGGAGTAGGTCCTTCCCTGCGTCCTGAGATAATAGCCGGCCTCTCACCATCTATCTCAGGCAGGTGTTCCTCCTTGTAGGCTTCCCAAGCCTCTTCCTTGAGTTTCTCGGCTATCCCTGTGGCCTCATGGGTGAGTATAGCCTGGAACACGGCCTTCTTCCACACTGCAATACCTTCGGCTTTCAGATGCGTGAAGTGTTCAGGCTTTAGGCTTTCCTTCACCTCAGCCGTGAGCTCTGACTCCTCCAGCAAACTAGACACCGAGGATACCTCGGCAGCATAGCTGTAGATTTGAGATGCCTGTGCTATCGCTCCAGCGTCAGGTGTCCCGCTGGCCTCTTTACGTTGCTGGTATCTGGCATAGGCAGTAGCAGCCTTTTCGTCACCTGCTATCTCCGCAGAAATCTCCTCCTGCGTCATGCCCTGGAAGTGTGCATCCTCGGCACGTTCGGCTTCGGCCTGCTTGGTCTCGGCCTCAGTGATGGGACGCTGTTGCTCCAGGGCTGTGGTGACTTTGGCTCCTGATGCCCTATCCAGCCAGCGGTTAAGGATAGGCCCAATGTCCGGATGCTCAAGAAGTACCTTCAAGACCCCATCGGGTTTAGCCGCTAGGTCCTTGAGCGGGTCCTCCTCTTCGCCGCCCTTCTTTTCGCCATCCTTAGGTTTGCCATCCCCTTCGACCTCAGGCTCATCCTCCCCCTTAGAGGCTGGAGTGCCATCGCCCTTGTCCTCGGGCTTGTCATCCTTCCCCTTTGGAGGCGGCTGGTCTTGTGGTGAAACGGAGTCTTTACCTTCAATAATAGTGGGGTCCGCCTCGCCCGTAATCTGGGAGGCTAGCTGAGCCATCTCAGCTTCGGGCGTACCCGCTACTAGCGGTGCTTCCTTGGTCTCTGGCTTGTCTGCCATGGTCATCTCCCATTCGTAGCTACACTACAGGCTACTACAGTCAGCATATCACGCTTGGGTCTATCTGTCAAGCTGTTCAGTTCACTACTTTTGCCCAAGGCCATGGACTTGTAGATGCTCCTGGTAGTAACGCCCATGACCTGAGCAATCCACTTCACACTGTGTCCTTCGCTAACCAGGAGAGCTATCTGTAGGCCTCTCATACGAGCATTGATAGCCCTAGAACCGTGAGATAGCTCCTCCTTGCAGACAGGCAGGGGGCAAGTAAGACAGGCAGAATGAAGGTCACAGCCAGTGTCGCGGTAGCGGACGTACTCGGGTGGCGCATCGACAGTCTGCATATTATCCTCTACCTGGCAGGCTGGTCTTTGTGGGGCGGACAGGTGATAGGCCATACCACTTGCCAAGGAGTGCGTCGGCATCAGGATGGGTCAGCCTATACCTATTGCGTAGCTTGGACACCATGGAGGTCACCTTATTGACTATATCCAAGCGGGACAAGGTACGTGATACTTCCTCCAGAGGAACACCTGAATCAGCTAGAGACTGCATCTTGTTGAGGAGGTAGTCGTTGAGGTTCAAGTAGGGGTTGAACTCCTCATTCTCTCGCAGGCGACTCCACACTAGGTCCTCGATGGCCCAATACTCGTCCAGGTCTGACTGGGCCTTCCTAAAGGCCGTGACTGTGGGTGTGTCGTAACGGCGGAGGTAATTCTTGAGCAGTTGAAGGTTAGTTGAGGACAGACCTTCTAGTGTAGCGTCCCTGGCGGCGAAGAACCTGTCCCAGTCTACACCACCTGTCATCAGGTTCTTGAAGTCCTCCCCGTTGATACCGAAGTAGGCATCTATGGCAGCGTTGACGCCAGCCTTGTCCTTACCAAACTTGAGGCCGAAGTCATTGACAATCTGGTCACGTCGGGCGAAGAACTCCATCTGGCGGCCTCGGTAGTTGTCCTTCCAGACAGAGGAGGCCATCTCGTCAGCGGCGAGGGCAGCATCGTCCTCAAGCTGTAGCTTCTCCTGAGCTACGCGAGTATCCTCTAGCTTCTCAAAGCCGATGCCCTCTTTAGTCTTGACCCTGTAGCGGCTCTCATGCTCCAGGCGCTCCTGGGCGTTCTGTACCCTAGGGTCAGTGGCGATGACTGCCACGGCTGGAGCGTTCTCCTCAGCAAGGGCCTCATAGTTATCGAAGTCTACATAGGGCTTTTCACCTAGAGCCTTCTTCTCCTGGAAGACTGACTCTTGGGCGTCCTCAAAGAGGCTGAACGCAGAACGGGGGAAGGCGCGGCCACCGACAGTCTCAGTGAGACCTGCCAGGATGCGCTGCTCTAGCGGCCCTCTAGCCTCAAACAAGGCTTCCAGGTTCAGTGGAAGGAACTTGCCTGTGGCATAGTCTAGAAGTCTACCAGGGTCATCTATGAAGGTATTGAGGTCTACCTCCTTCCCCATGAAGTCCTCGCCCTCGATGAAGTCAAGGAGTGTACCTGTGGTGGGAGCAGTACGGCTGCGGAGATAGTTGGCCAAGGGGTTGTCAAAGGCAGCTTCCTCCCAAGAGTCAAAGTCCCAACTGTTCTCACGGAGGAGGCTACCCATGAAGCCTAGCGTGGCTCTATAGGCGCTGCCGAAGCCATACTCGTTGCCGCCCATTGGGAGGGACAGGAACTTGCCACCAGACATAGGATTGATGCGCTTTAGGGCCTCATCATGGTCCAGTCCGGCAGCACGGGCGAAGCCATAGAAGGCTGAGAGACCACCGAATAGCATGGTGCCGAGGGCTCGCTGGGCGTCTCTGGCAGGTATACCGTTGCTCACAGCCCAGCCTAGCATACCGAAGACAGAGCGGGTGTAGCGTGGAGAGTAGAGTAGGAAAGCTGACTCCACCTGGCGCTGAGTAGTGGCTAGGCCCAGACCCATCAGGTCAGTGGTGCCTAGCTTAGTCTTGACGTAGCCTGCAAGACGGAACAGTTCACCTTCCAGTTGTTCCGCAGGGAGACCAGCAGCGGCACGGCCAGTAGTAGGCAGGATACCTACCGGAGCCTTACCAACTCCACTCCGTTGTAGCTTGGCTAGGGCAGCGAAGTTGAATATGCGGCTACCCTCGATGAAGGTCTCAAAGCTGCGGGGGGCAGCGCCGAAGACAGCAGCCACAGCCTTAGCACCAGGGAGTTTGCCTAGAGCAGCCGAGCGTTTGGTGATCTCTAGGAACTCAATGCCACCTCTGCCGATTCCAAACCTGGCAGCTTCTATGGCCTCTGGGCTAGTCTTGAGGAACTTAGACCAATGCCCAGGAGAGTATAGGGAGATCAGGGAGTGGCCTACTGCACGGCTCCAACTAACAGGGTCTGTAGCTAGGAGCGTAGCCCCCTGGATGAAGAACTGCCCTACATCCATCATACCTGTGACGACGAACCTGGGGACTGAGGCTACCCAGGTGGCGCCGCGTAGGCCCTTGCCAACCTTGCCTCCCATGCCAGGGCCGATGATGTCCTGTATGACCTTGGCTGAGGCTGGTTCTAGCATCTGCTTGCCGAAGCCAGGACCTAGCACCTGCTTGGCAGGAATGAGGGAGCGCCTCTTTGAGGCTACGATGGCCTGTAGGTTGTGCATCTTGTTGCGGAGAGTGGCAACCTCGTTCAATCCGTCTACAGTGTTGGTGTTGATGCCCTTGATCTGAACCTTGAGGGCCTTGACCTCCCGCGTGAGTTGCTGCATCACAGGCCTGCCCAGCTTGTCCTCCTTGATGACCTTTATAAGCATCTTGTCCCTGATCATCTTCTGCATGGCACGGCCGTATAGCTGGACAGTTTCGGTAGGAGAAGCGTAGGCAACGCCTCTACTGATGGCGTCCTCCATCTCACCGAACTTCCTATCCTTGACAGGAGACTGCTTGGCACCTATGCGGCCCTTGACGGTGACTCGGCCATCGTCGCCCTGGACGAACCTGGGCCAGTAGTCGTCACCTAGCAGCCGTAGCTCCTCTCCGCTGACGTGCTCATATTGGCGGGCTATATCGTCCATTAGGGACTTCTGGGTTGTTACCCATTCACGCTGGGCGGCTGTGACAGGGTATCTGCCACGAGGGGCTCCGATGCGGGTGCCCATGAGGACATCTGTGGCGAAGTCACCAAAGGCCACTTCCTTGCCTCCAACGATGACCTTGCTGGTGTCTCTGCCTACCTTGAAGGCCCCATAGAAGGCCTCCTCTTGTCCTACAAGGCGCTGACCCAGTTGGGCTTCCATGATGCCCTGTAGACGACGGTAGACTACACCCGCTCTTATCTCAGGTAGAACGCGGGCTAAGGCGGCAGGGCCAGTGATGGCCTTCATAAACAGTTTGATGCCAGGAGCGTCTCCTACCATTTCGGCTGTCCTACGCATGAGGTCATTGGAACGAAGAGACAGGAATAGGCCGGACTCGATGGTGCGCCAGAGGCTCATGCTAGGGGCTTGGTCTCCAGGGAGTAGGCCACCAGGCTCACCAGGGAGGCGAGGCGGTGGCGGAGGAGGTGGCTTGCGACCGTTGCCGGAGAGCTTGATGCGGAAGTCCTTGATCTCCTGAGACTCGTGGACTGGGACGGACTTGGTCAGCCTAGTACCAGGTGTGGCCTTAGTAGCAACCCCAGGTACGCGGCCCCCCAGCGCTACAAACTCCGGCGCCTGCTTCAATCCGTGAGTGTAGATTAGACCGTCGAAGCCAAAGGCCCTAGCCGCCTCCGCTATACGTGCATCCATTTCACCGTAGAGCGACCGATAGCCAGCATCGGCTAGCTGCTCCTTCAGCGTTAGGTATGAAGGCAAAGCCCTAAGCCTATCCCCAAAGGCGGTGGCTTCTCTCTTAGGAAGCAGTTTATGGGCGGCAGAGAACTGGTCCCTGGTCCTAAGGGGATTACTGAGGGTGACTGTCTCCTCTGTGACAGCACCGCCAAACTCGGCAGCTACCTCGCGGTCCGTTGTGTAGAACCTTCCGGAGACCTTTGGCTTCTGCCCAGGACGCCTCCCCCTAAAGCCTCGTAGGATCTCCTCTCCTCCTGTAGCCCCTGCTCTGCCACCAGCTTCCTCAGCCCCAGTTACAGGCTTTGCCTTTCTGGCAAGACCCCTCGGCAGGGCCGCGCTAGTTGCAGCGTTCGGGTCAGGGGTAAACAACTCAGGGTTCGTGGTAAACGTCCTCATCTCCTCAGGTGAGAGGTCTACATAGAAGAGGCGCGATCTTCCCTTCTCATTCGTCTCTGCAAAGCTCTCGGCCCAGGAGCGACTGCTAGTGAAGTTAATTCCACCAGCCTGATTGGTAGGCGCTTCACCCCGCCATAGTCGTGTGTATCCTTTTCTCAACGGCGGCAGCTCAGTCCCAACCTTAGCCACTTGGCCTTCAGCCTCCTCAAGCAGGAGACGCCTAGCAAGAGGAGTAACCTTGCGTAGGGCCTGGGCATCCTTGAGCCCCAGCCTGACGCCTAGTGTAGCAGCCTTGGCAGCTTTGATGGCTGGTCCTGCGAAGAAGACAGCATTGAGAGGGTCGGTGATGTAGGACAGTATCTCTACTGAGGTGCCTCCACGTATCTCTCCACCAGTGAGAGGAGGCCTGGT